AATGTGGTTAATCCTGCGTAGTGTTTATGTTGATCATTTAAGAGCTAGAAAGATTGAAAGCGTATCTATTGACGATTGTGTGAAGTTAAGTTATGATGATTGCAACATAGAAAAACACGAAGCATTTAACATAATTGAACAAAAGATACAGGAAGAAGTAGATAAATGGCACTGGTACGACATTAAACTATTTAATCTATACAGAGAATCAAACTTATCAATGCGAGAGATAGCAGAAGAAACAGACATCAGTCTAACTTCTATATTTAACACATTAAAGAACTGCAAGGAAAGACTTAAAGAATCAATTGGAGAGGATTTTGAGGATTATTTAAACGAAGATTTTGAACTAATAAAATAAACAATGGCAAAGACAACAACAAAAAAAGCACAAGGATTAGGAGATACAATCGAACAAATCACAGAAGCAACAGGAATCAAAAAGCTAGTTAAGTTTATTGCTGGAGATGACTGCGGATGCGATGCACGCAAAGCAAAGCTAAATGCACTATTTCCATATAATAAACCTGAATGTTTAACAGAAGTTGAATACAACTATTTAAACGAAACACAGGTACTTTTCAAGAACTCAATCAAACCTTCAGAGCAAGACGAAATATTAAAGATTTACAACCGTGTTTTTAAAGTAAGACAAGAGCCAACATCATGTGCTAGTTGTTTGCGTGAAATAGTTGTAAAGATGCAACAAGTATTCAACGAGTATAAAGACGAAGATGCCAATTCCTAAACCACATTCAGGAGAATCAGAAACAGACTTTCTTAAAAGATGTATGTCTGACAACGTAATGGTAAGTGAATACGATGCACAACAACGTAGCGCAATTTGTCGCACCAGTTACACAGAGAAACTTGCAGGGGAAAAGATATCATTTGATTACGATGGAACATTCTCAACTAAGAAAGGATTTGACAGAGCAATCAATCTTATTCAATCAGGTGCAGATGTGTACATCATTTCAGCGAGAGATTCAAAAGACGGAATGTTAGTCAGAGCAAACAAAGCAGGAATACTTTTCTCAAGAGTTTACGCTACTGGAAGCAACGAAGCAAAAGTGCAAAAGGTAAAAGACTTAAATATTACAGTTCACTACGATAACAACAGTAAAGTAGTTGAGGCTTTACCGAATATCGGTAGACTTTTTACATAAACACGAAATGAAATACTACCTAATTGATCACGGAAAAGAAATGCTAGAAACTGCTATGGCAGTAACAGACCAATTTACTAAGCAAGGATATCACTATGTAGTTTACTTAACAGATGCTGACGGACTAATGTGCGTAGAACAAATAAGCGAGAATGAATTTTTAGACCACTTTAAAAACAACCAAAAAACGAAATAACAAATGGCAAAAGTAGGAAGACCAAGAAACCTAGAATCACCAGAACAACTAAGTGAACTATTCGACAAGTATAAAGCAGACGTAAAAGCAAACCCAAGAATTAAAAGCGTATTCGGAGGAAAGGAATTTGAAGAAAGAGCAGAGCCACTAGAAAGACCTTTAACACTAGAAGGCTTTGAATTGTTTTGCTTTGACAGAGTAGGATGCGTTGAAGAATATTTTCGCAATAAAGATAAAAGATACGAAGAATATACCACTATCTGCACGCGTATACGAAAAGCAATACGTCAAGACCAAATCGAGGGAGGTATGGTAGGGCAGTACAATCCGTCCATTACACAACGTTTGAACGGCTTAACAGAAAAAGTTGAAAGTACGATTATAACTGAGCAACCATTGTTCCCTGAGGAGTAAGTATGTTTAAAAGAACATCCGCTATCAACAAGATTCTTTCGTTAAAAAAACGAATTAAGATTATTCAAGGAGGCACATCTGCAGGAAAGACATTCGGAATTTTACCTGTGTTGATAGACAAGTGTGCTAAAGAACCAAACCTAGAAGTTTCCGTTGTTGCAGAATCAATTCCTCACCTTAGACGTGGTGCATTAAAAGACTTCATAAAGATAATGCGTTGGACAGGAAGATACAATGACGATAGGTTCAACAAGACGTTATTACGTTACGAGTTTGGCAATGGTTCTGTAATGGAGTTCTTCTCAGCAGATGACGCATCTAAACTACGTGGAGCAAGACGTGACATCTTATATATCAACGAGTGCAACAACGTCAGCTTCGAATCATACAACGAGCTTTCAATCCGGACTAAGCGAGAAGTATTCTTAGACTTTAATCCTGCAAATGAGTTTTGGGTACACAAGGAACTAAAAGACGAACCTGACTCAGACTTCATAATCTTAACGTACAAGGATAATGAAGCTCTTGATGAATCAATTGTAAGCCAAATAGAAAAGAATCGTGATAAGGCACTATGGAGTTCTTATTGGGCAAATTGGTGGAAAGTTTATGGACTAGGAGAGATAGGAAGTTTAGAAGGAGTAATCTTTAATAACTGGAAGACGATTGACATAATACCTGCTGACGCAAAATTGATAGGAATAGGGCTAGACTTTGGATATACAAACGATCCAACTTCTGCAATAGAAATCTATAACTACAATGGACAAAGAATAATCAACGAGATATGCTATAGAACAGGAATGGTAAACTCTGACATTGCAAAAGTCCTTCCTAACAGCGTAACAATTTACGCAGATAGCTCAGAGCCAAAATCAATAGAGGAAATTAGAAGATTCGGAAAGATGATTAAAGGCGTTACAAAAGGAGTAGATTCTATCAAGTTTGGAATAGACGTAATGCAAAGACAAGAATACTTAGTTACAAGTTCAAGCACAAATCTAATCAAAGAGCTTAGAAGCTATTGTTGGAGTCTAAAGAAAGACGGAGAGAAAACAAACGTACCTATAGACCATTTTAATCACGCTATAGACGCTTTAAGATATCACGAGATGGAAACACTAGGTTTAAAAAAGAACTATGGACAATACAACATCAGATGATCTACCTATGATGAAAAGAGTAGTAGAAGATTACATCTATGAGAAGACAGGAAAACGGATAACAATAGTATTCAATGACGTCATGCAAATACGCAGACACTTTCAAATGTTAACTGCAGCTTTCGACATTATCCACGTACAACAAAACAAAAATAAATCGTTTAATTAATATGAAGTTAGAAATCAACGTACCTTCTTCTTTAAGTGAAATTCCACTTAAACACTATCAGGACTTCCTTAAAGTTCAGGCAGATTCCAACGATGAAGAATTTGTCGCACAGAAGATGATTGAAATCTTTTGTGGTATAACACTAAAGGATGTCGTTAAAATGAAGCTAACGAGCTTAAATGAGCTTATAGCACACTTTACAAAGTTATTCAGTGAGAAACCTAAGTTCCAAAATAGGTTTAAAATCATTTCAGACGAAGGAGAGATTGAATTTGGATTTATTCCAGAGTTAGAAGCAATTACTTTCGGTGAGTATGTAGACTTAGAGAATCACTTAACAACTTGGGACACGTATCATAAAGCAATGGCAGTTATGTATCGTCCGATTATCAAAACACGAAAGGACAAGTACGATGTAATTCCTTACGAACCTAATGCAGATTTCCAAGAGTTAATGAAGTTTGCTCCACTGGATGTAGTGCTAGCAAGTTCGGTTTTTTTTTGGACTTTAGGAAACGAGTTACTGCAGGCTACCCTGAATTATTTAGAGAAGGAGATGAAGAAGGACAAGAAACTATCAACGACTTTTCAGAAACAACTCAATTTGCAAAACGATGGGGATGGTATCAATCAATATATGCTCTCGCTAAAGGAGACGTTACAAGATTCGATGAAGTTACCGAGCTTAGACTTACTAAATGTCTCACTTATCTCACCTTTGAAAAGCAAAAAAACGAAATTGAACAAAGACAATTTGAACGCAATTTAAAACGATGACAGGATTCTACGACATATTAAATAAACTTAAGTGGCATTTCGATAATGACGAGATTGTAAACACGGTAACGCAAGGTGATATCTTTCAAGTTGATCTAAACAAGCAGACTATCTTTCCATTAACTCACATTATGGTTAATAGTTCGTCTTTACAAAGCAACACGCAGACGTTTAACGTGTCTATTATATCAATGGATATCGTAGACATTTCCAAGTCAGAAGTAACAGATTTATTCCAAGAAAATAATAACGAATTAGACGTTCTAAACACACAACATCACGTTTTGAATAGATGTTATCAGCAGATGCTTCACGGTAATCTATGGGACTTAGATTTTGTAGTGGCAGGAGAGCCAAGTTTAGAACCATTCACGGAAAGATTCGAGAACTTACTAGCAGGATGGACAATGACATTCGATGTTACTGTTCCTAACGATATGACAATTTGCGACACAGGAAGCTATGCTCCTTTCTGCTCACCTTCATACGTTGTAAACACGGATAATAGTTATCACGAATCAGTTGCAAGTGGAGAAACTCTTACGTTACCTGACACGACATTGAATCTACAAATAGACGGAACACAAGTAGCGACATCAACATTTGCAACTTTAAGCAATCAAACAATTAATTTAGTATGGCAATAGACATCAACATTCCATCACAGGTAAAGAACTACGCAAACCTAGCAGGATTTCCTGTAACAGGAGCTTTAAAAACAATCTACATAGCAGAAGATACCAATAAGACATATCGTTGGACAGGTTCAGCTTATGTAGAGATTTCAGCAACTGCTGCTTCTACGTGGGGAGCAATCACAGGAACACTATCTGCTCAGACAGACTTACAAACTGCTTTAAACGCAAAGGTAACAGGCAATACTGCAATCACTGGAGCAACTAAAACAAAAGTAACCTACGATTCCAAAGGATTAGTTACAGCAGGAGCAGATGCAACGACAGCAGACATTGCGGATTCATTGAATAAACGATATGTTACCGATGCAAATCTAACAACGATTGGAAACACAAGCGGAACTAATACAGGAGACCAAACACTAAGTGGATTAGGTGGAGTTCCATACACGGGAGCAACACAAAGTGTTAACTTAGGATCTAATAACTTAATAACAAATAATGTATTTGATGGATTTACTTCCGTAGTAGCATCAGGTACATTAATAACACTTACACTCGCATCAACTCCTTCTTACTTAGTTACAGGAAGTGGAGGACAGGTAATAAAACTACCAAACGCTACAACTATTCCTACAGGTGCTATATATAACTTTAATAATAATCAGAGTAGTGGAACAATATCAGTAAATAATAACTCAAACACATTAGTAAAATCAGTTCCATCAGGTGGTAATATGATTTTAGAGTTAACTGATAATTCTACTGCTGCAGGAAGTTGGGATGCACACTTTCAAGCTCCTTCAAATGTTTCTTGGAGTACGAATACTTTTGACTATGTAGGCTCAATTACAGGTGCGACTTGGAATGGAGTTTCGATTGCAGATAATAGAATATCATCTGCTTCAATTTGGAATGCCAAACAAGATGCGTTAGTTAGCGGAACAAACATAAAGACGGTAAACGGTACTACTATCTTAGGAAGTGGTGACTTGACTATATCAACGGGCATCACAATCGGTACGACCGCAATCACTTCGGGTACTGTTGGACAGATTCTTTTTCAAGGTACTGGAAATGTAGTTCAAGAATCGGCTAACTTGTTTTGGGATAATACGAATGGACGTTTGGGGATTGGAACTAGTAGTCCATTGCACCCACTTACTGTTACGGGCAGGGGTTTATTTGGTTTAACAACAAATTTAGGTTCGGGAGCAACATTACAAATAGCAGGAATAAGTACATTTCCAATACAGATTTTATCTGATTCAACCAAAACTTTTGGATTGACTTATGAGTATAATACTTCATCATATTCCTTTCAAATATTTTCAGACTATTATTCGGGTTCAATCGAGCCAAAATTAACATTTGGAACTTTTTCTAATAAAACGAAACAACTTGTTTTATTTAATAGTGGCAACATAAGCATCAACACCACCACAGACGCAGGATTCAAGCTAGACGTTAATGGTACTGCGAGGGTGCAGAATAAATTAAGCGTTGGAACACCAACACAAACAACTGCGGTGATGGAAATTACAAGTACCACACAAGGATTTCTTGCTCCACGCATGACTTCAGCACAACGCACTGCAATTTCATCTCCAGCAGTTGGATTGCAAGTTTATCAAACTGATGGAGCAGAAGGTTTATACATTAACAAGTCCACAGGATGGGCATTATTATTATAATATGGAAACAACACAAACAAACGGAGTAGCGATTCAACCAATCGTATACCCACTTAACGAAGGTACTGCAACACGATTATCCGTGTTAGTTTTGAACTTTGCAACGGATGCAACGACTTGCACAACCTATTGGCAATTACTAACCGAAGACGGAAAGACATTATCACAAGACAATTACACCTTGACTGAAGAACAATTCTTAACTTGGGGTACTGATAATTCAGTGGTGAATGAGTATGTCGCTGAAGCAATTGGAGTAGTAATCATCTAAAACACGGACTATGTTAACACTATCAGAAGAACAAGTAAAGCAATTGGAAGCAATCTTAAGTGAATTACCGATGAAGTTCGGAGTTCCAATCTTGAATATCTTAAACGAAGCTAGTAAACCAAAGGATGAAGCAGAGTGAACTTCAAAAGGAATTAGACAGGTTTAAAAACTACGTCATCAGCGAATCGCAGAAGAACTTGCGTAAGCTAGGAAAAGACGGAGGTAAACTTTACGATTCAATAGAAGGACGTGTAAAGGCTAACGCTAATTCATTCGAGATGGAGTTCTCAATGGAGGAGTACGGATTGTATCAGGACAAAGGAGTATCAGGTACTGAAAGAAAGTTTAACACGCCTTACAAGTACACTACTAAAGCACCGCCTCCGAAAGCATTTGATAAATGGGCAGTTCGTAAAGGATTAGCACCACGAAAAAACGGAAAGTTTGCAAGTAGAAAGAGTTTACAATTTGCTTTGTCAAGATACATATTTAAGAAAGGAATCAAACCTAGTTTGTTTTTTACTAGACCATTTGAAAAAGCATACAAGAAATTACCACAAGATTTGGTAGACGCATTCGGAGTGGATGCAATAAAATTATTTAACGATTCAATTTACTTAACTAAAAAATAATGGGAATTTTTGCACGTTCACCGCACATTCTAACAATAAACGAAGCATCACAAACTGCATCAATGATTCAGGTATTCTTATGGAATGGAAATAGTACTCCAATACCTGCTTCTCCAGCATACACGTTGAGTAAAAACATTCCTTCGTCAAGTTCTCCTGCGACTTACTACGATTTATCCCCTTACATCCGTGAGTTTATTAATCACAACGCATTACAAGCAATCACAACAAGTAACGCACCTACTCCTTCAGCTCAATGGTGCTGGGTAGGAGTGAAGACATTCAAGAAAACTACAGGTGGATTCGTTCAGTTTGGAACAACATTACTTTACAGAGCTTACGAAGGCTACGGTAATTACACGGACGGAGCAAATCCTAACTTATTTAGAGTTCATTTGGATCAAGGAACTTACAACTATTATCTAGACGGAACAGGAAACTACGGACACTTGACAATTGAAAACATTTCAGGAGATACAATCAAATATACAAACCTAGTAACAGGAGCAAACAATACTTCGTCTTTGGGAACGTTAAACGTACAAGACTTTCCAAGAGTGTACTCAACTTATTTAAGTGCAGGGAACAAGGTGGAAATCATAAATGCAGGTACTACGGTATGGACTGCAACCTTTCAACCTAAAGAAGAATGTAAATACACGCCTGTAAGATGCGACTTTGTAAACAAATACGGAGCGTGGCAAACTGAGTGGTTCTTTAAAGCAAGTAACCGAGCAATCAATGTTGAAAACACGGAATACAATTTAATGCCTAAAACTTATCCTGCTTACGATGTATTAGAAGGACAAAGAAAAGTATTTAACACGAACGCAAAAGAACAAGTTAAGGTAAACACCGATTGGGTAAACGAAAGCTACTCAGAGGTAATTAAACAACTAATGTTAAGCGAAAGAATCTTACTAGACAAATCACCAGTTAAGATAAACACGAAATCAACTGAGCTTTTCAAAAGCATAAACACACATATGATTAACTACCAGCTCGACTTTGAATACGCTTACGACACAATTAATTCTGTAGTGTAATGAATAGAAAGGTACAAGTATATATCGAAGGACAAAAACTCGAACTATTCAACGATGAGCAAATTCAGGTAACGTCAACGCAACAGAATGTAGCGGACATATCCAAAACTTACACGGACTTTTCACAAAGTTTCACAGTTCCTGCTTCGCCTTACAACAATCAAATCTTACAACACTTTTACCAGAGTGATGTAGATGCGACAATCGACCACAACATTCGTAGAAATGCTTTTATCGAAATTGACTTAACTTTCTTTCGTAGGGGTAAAATTCAGATTGATAAAGCACAACTAAAAAACGGACAAGCAGAAAGCTACTCACTATCTTTTTACGGAGAAGGGAGAACGTTATTAGACCACTTTGGAGAGGACTTATTATCAGATTTAAACTACACAGATTTAAACCACACATACACAGGTACAGAAGTAAAAAATAGAATAACAGACGATACAAATGCTTATCACGTTAAATACCCGTTGATAAGTTCTAAGAGAATTTGGACTTGGACAGGTCAAGCACCTACGACAATTACTCCAAGTTGGTTAACGATACCTACGAGTGGTTCTAGTGACATACACAACACAGCAGGACACATTCATTATGGGGAGTTATTTCCTGCAGTTAGAGTAAGTAAAATCTTTGGACAAATTGCAGCTAAATACGGAATTTCATTAAACGGAAACTTTCTAAGTGACGATAGATTCTCAAAATTGTTTTTGTGGTATAAAAACAAAAATGAATTTAATTTCTTTACTGAATCACAAATTGTAGATTTTAATAACATAACCACAAGTTCAAATGATGCGTCCAATTCAATAGATGTTACTGATAATTCGATTGAAGTTAAATTTCAAGATTACGAAAATCCAAATTTAACAACGCATAATATTTCAATTAATGTATTTTCAGCTACAAGTGGAGTAGGATATGTGTTAGATATTTACCAAAATGGGAACTTATACCAAAGCACTCCTTTTATAGGTACTGGAGTATTAACTTCTATTGTCATTCAAAATACAATTGGATTAGACTCTACCTATACATTTAAAGTGAGGTCAAATGCAGCAGGTTCAGTTCATTTCAAAATTACATACACAATTTATGCAGTTACAGGTGGTGCTACTTTCCCAATAGTTGGTCAAGTTGACTGCTATACAAATACGTTAGTTTTAAACACAGATTTAGCATCATTATCTCCAGTGATGAAGATAAGTGAATTTTTTAGTGGGATTCTTAAGATTTTCAACATGACTTGCTACGGAATCACGGACAATAGTTTTCAAGTAGAACCATTAGACGATTGGTATTCAGCAGGAGCAATAGTGGACATCTCTCCATTTACAGACGTAGATACTATTGACGTAGACAGAATGAAGCTCTATAAAAAGATAACAATGAAGTATCAGGATTCCGAATCATTCTTAAACAAGCAGTTCAGTCAGTTGTTTATGAGAGAGTACGGAAACACGACATACCAATATCCGTATGATGGAGATGAATATACTTTAGACGTACCATTTGAGAATCTTTTACAGACTAAATTTACAGGTACAAACTTACAAGTAGGCTACTCACTAAACAATGAGTTTGCTCCGTATGTTCCTAAACCAATTTTGCTTTATCAATACGACAATAAAGACGTTGACTTCCATTTTAACAACGGAAGTACGACAAGCAACATTACAAACTACACACCATTCGGTCAAGACCTATACACCAACTTAACGGACTACACTTTAAACTTTGCACCTGACATTTCCACTATACTCAATGTTCCGGTACAACAAACGTTATTTGGTACATACTACTTTTCGTACTTGTATAATCTTTACAACTTAAAACAACGGTTGATTAGCGTTAAAACTATTTTGCCTATTGCTTTACTTACAGGACTACGATTAAACGATAGATTAGTAATCAGAGATAAACGCTACATCATTAATTCAATGCAATCTAATCTTACTACTGGAGAGGTAAACTTTCAGTTGATTTTAGACTTTAGACCGATGGTAAATTCTACTCAGATTCCAAACGTAGGAGTTGATGGAGGAGACATTCAATTATCTATTGACTTTGTAAACGATACTTATTCTGCGTTAATGACTTCATCTAATCCTGACGTAACTATTACGCCTAGTTTAATTTATGCAAGTCAGTTGGTAACTGTTACTTTACCTAGTGGAACTGCAGGAACGGTTTACCCTGTATTAGTTACCTACACATTAAATAGTGGAATTACACAAACACGAACCATAAATATCTTACAACAATGATAAAGAACATAATAGCAATGCTTTCGATAGACAACTACTACGGGGTATCAGAAAACATAGACATAGCCAAAGGGAAATATGCTTACACAACTTCCTTTCGTAAAATGACAAGACAAGAGATAAGAAAAAACGCACGTAAAAAAGTTAACTGATGGCTGAAAAGAAAGTAATAGAATTAGAAATAAATTCCAACTTAGGTGGTTTAAAAGACCAATTAAGACAAGCTAAACAAGCAGTTCAGGAATTAGCAGATAAATTTGGCAGTTCATCACAAGAGGTTGCTAATGCTGCAGATAATGTACGATCTCTTGAGAAAGAAATTAAGCAAACCAATAAAACGTTAAAATCTATTGGTATTGAAGGAAAGTTTCAGGCAATTACAGGAAGTATTACAGGTGTATTAAATGGATTTCAGGCAGTTCAAGGTTCGCTTGGGGTATTAGGAATACAAAGTGGAAAGGTTGAAGAAGCATTATTGAAAGTTCAATCTGCAATGGCTTTAGCAGATGGTGTTGAAGGTATTTTTAAAGCAGGAACTTCCTTTAAAAAACTAAAAGATTTAGCAGTAACTTCATTTCAAGGAATGACAACTGCAGGTAAAGCTTTTACAGTTACAGGAATTGGTTTGTTAATTACTGCTCTTGCTGTTGCAGCAAATGCAATGGGTGCTTTTGGAGATTCAACAGAAGAAGCAGAAAAAAAGCAAAAGAAATTAGAAAAACAATTAAAAGCAACTAATGAAGAAATTGCTCAAACTAAAAAATCAACTTTTGATTATGCGGATATTTTAGATGGACAAACACAACGTGAATTAAACAACGCAAAAAAACGAGGTGCATCAGACAAGGAATTATCAAACATTACTTTAAGTGGTGCGAAAAAACGATTATCTGTTTTAGAAGAAGAAGTAGATACGGCAATGAAGTTGTATTTAAAATATTCATCAACAGGAAGCCAAAAACAATATGATGCCGCAGCTGATGCTTTAACTCAAGCACAAGCTCAACGTGATGCCTTAGCAACCGAACTTGAGGGGATGGATGCCGATGCTAAAGCAACAGCAATTCAAAATAGCAAGGATAGAGCAAAAGAAGCAAGAGAACAAGCAGCAGCAGCAGCAAAGGCAAAACAAGAAGTAGTAGACCAAGCAGATGCTGACGCTAAACGTCTTGCATTAGAAAGACAACAGGAGTTTGATAATTCAATCCAAGACATAGCAGAGCAAAACCATCTCAATACTTTAAACGATCAACAAAAAGAAGAATTAGCAGTACAAGATAAATACTTTACTTTAGAAACATTAGCAGGAGAAAACAAAGATGCGTTAGCAGAAATAGAACTGGCTAAAATGAATGAGTTGAATGACATCAACTTAAAATATCAAGACTTAGACTATAAGCAAAAACAAGAAGCAAGATTAAAAGAAGAAGCAGCAACTAAAATATCAAAAGATAAAGAAATTGCAGCAGCTCTAGCAGTAGCAGAACAAAAGAGAGCTATACAACAAGAAAGTTTAAATGTTGCATTAGCAGGAATACAATTAATTAAAGGAGTATTTGAAAAATCCAAAGGAGTACAAAAAGCAGCAGTTGTTGCAGAATCTGCTATTGGTATTGCTAAAATTATTATTAGCACTCAAACTGCAAACGCAGCAGATAGTGCAGCAGCAGCATTAATGGGCCCTGCAGGTGTAGCATATAAAGCAAGCAAATTAGCCATAAATAAAATTAGCGCAGGTATTGGAATAGCAGCAAATATTGCAGCGACTGCTAAAGCATTAAAATCATTAGGTGGAGGAGGCGCACCAAGTGGTGGTGGCGGTGGTGATTTAGGAGGTAATAGTGGAGCTGGAGGAAGTGGAGTTATGTCTGCAAACTTTAACGTTGTAGGAAACTCAGGAATCAATCAACTTGGACAACTTCAACAGAAACCAATGAAGGCATATGTGGTTTCAGGTGATATGTCAACTGCACAAAGTTTAGATAGAAACAGAATTGAAAATGCAACATTAGTACAATAAAACGTTTTAATATTATGAAAATAGTTGAATTAGTAATAGACTCAAAAGATGAATTAAGCGGAATTGATGCAGTTTCTGTAGTTCATTCTCCAGCAATAGAGGAAAACTTTATTTATCTAGCAAAACACGAAGTAGAGTTAAAAGAAATAGACGCAGAGAAACGCATCCTTATGGGTGCTGCATTAGTTCCTAACAAACAAATCTACAGAGTAAACGAAAAGACAAAAGAAGAATACTACATATACTTTTCTGAGAACACCGTTCGTCAAGCATCAGAGTTATTCTTAATGAACTCAAATCAAAACAACGCTACATACGAACACGACAAGAAACTTAAAGGAATGTCGGTTGTAGAAAGTTGGATTATTGACGATAGTAAATCGGATAAATCCCGATTTTATGGCTTTGATTTGCCAAAAGGAACTTGGATGATATCAATGAAGGTAAACAACGAGGAAGTTTGGCAAGATGTTAAAGCAGGTAAAGTAAAAGGATTCTCAATCGAAGGTTACTTCGCTGACAAGTTAGAAATGTCAATGTTAAGTGGAGAAGATTTATTATTGGAACAAATCAAACAAATAATTATTGAAGATGGCAAAATTTAAAACACCGAGTTACTCAAGTCCAAAAGGTGGTAAAAGAGGATGTCTATGTGAAAACGGAAAATACTCATCGAAATGTTGCGATGGTAGTCTTCAAGCACAAGGCATAGGAACGACTACAGGAACTGAAAATGTATCTGTAACAATTAGTTCAGGTACTACATTAATCATTCGTCAGAACGGATAAAAATACAACATAACTAAAATACAATCGTTTAAATAATATATAAATAAAAACAATTTATGAAAAATAGCACAATCAACAAAATCAAAGCACTTCTAGGAATGGAAGTGAGTTTAGAAATGATGAAGTTAGCAGACGGAACTACGGTTCTTGAAGCAGACGCATTTGAAATGGACAACGAAGTATTTATCGTTACTCCAGATGAGCAAAAAATTCCTTTGCCGATTGGTGAATATGAATTAGAGAATGGAATGATTTTAGTAGTAGAAGTAGAAGGAATGATCAAAGAAGTTAAACCTGCTCCAATGGGTGAAGAAGTAGCTCCTGAAGATGAGGTTGCTCCTGAAGTTCCTGTAGCTGCTGCTGAAGAAGTATCTGCTCCAAAGAAAACAGTTGAGTCTATCGTTAAAGAAACATTCTTCTCAGAAATCGAAGCATTAAAAACAGAAAATATTGAATTGAAAGCTAAATTGGAATTGCTTTCTAAAGTTGAAGAAGTTGCAACAGAAGCAACCGAACTTTCAGAAGAGCCAAAACCGATTATGCACAATCCTGAAAACACGAAACCAGTAGAGATGTTTAAGTTTGCACAAAACAGAACTAAAACTTCTTTGGATTCAATCTTTGAAAAATTAAACAAATAATATTAACTAACAAACATTTATAAAAAATGGCAACTACAACATCAATTACTACTACTTACGCTGGAGAATTTGCAGGTAAGTACATTGCCGCAGCTTTATTGTCTGCACCAACATTAGAACAAGGTGGT